TTCAAAGAATCGGAATGGAAGAACCGAAGCATTATTGATGATATTCTGGTGCTTTACCAACAGGATATTGAGCCGGCGTATATGAAGTTGCGAGAGACCAAGTATGTTTATTCGCAGATGGAGACCACGGAGAATGCTAATGGCGCGCTCGTTCAGATGTATAATGACCGGGAATTCAATCTCTCGCAAAAGAAATACAGCTACAATGAACTGTATATGCCGGTAATTATGCCGAAGTGGATTGCGGATAACCGGATCGTCAGCCAGCCGGTAGGTCCGATAGGGGCGGTGTCGGGTGCGGGTGCGGGTGCGGGTGCGCGTCAGGGTGAAACAGGGGCGGCGAGGTAGGGATTTTTTGTAGTGGTATACTATAATAATAAATACATAAATAATGAATGCGAAATTCGCTACTCTTAAAAATGAATATAACCTTTATATTTTCAAAGAAAAACGAGATAACGATGGTGTTGTTTTATATGATTGTGGTGAAATAAAAGATATGGAAACCTACATATCTAAAATTGGTTGGAACGTTTCCGAAGAAAAATACCCATATAATGATTGTAAAGATAAAGAAATCATAATCGGTGATTCTGATATTATTGGGTTCAAATCTAGTGATTATTCCGATGATATCAAACATTGGAATGCTAGGGCTTATCTGAATAGTCCGGGCGTTACTATCTGGCCAGGCCATATATATGGCATAAAAAAATCAAAAAATGGCGGACGACCCCTCAGCCGCGCCACCTTTAGACAACGAAGACTCAAACGCCCCGCTGCGAAGTCTCGCCGCGCCACCCGCCGTGCCACCCGTCGCCGCCGCGTATAATTATCCCATCAATATATAATACCAATACCACCAAAGAATGTTTAATATATTCAACCACATATCTCTTCCGATATTTATCGTAAGTCTAGCAGTCGGTCTATTTTATGTCTACATTTCCGTCCCGAAACCGAAGATTATTTATGTTTATCCAACTCCTGACAATATCCGCAATTTTCAATTTAAAGACCACGCAGACAACTGTTTTTCATTTGATGCGAAGGAGGTGAGCTGCGCGAAGGCGAAGGGGGCGGTGAAGAAGATACCGGTCCAGTAATGGAATGGAGCGTAGCGTAGCGGAGCCGAATGGAGCGTAGCGGAGCCGAATGGAATCGGGTTATACCCGGTGGAGCCGACCCGACCCGGCCCGACCCGACCCGGCCCTAATTCTAATTTATATCCATTATATATTAGAATACAATGGGTTTTCAGCGTCTGCTTCATACCGAAACAGGCCGTATTATTATATCTATTATTCTTGGTCTCGGTATCGCATCACTCTTTCGTAAAGTGTGTAAAGACCGGTCGTGTATCGCTTTTCGCGCCCCACCTATCAAAGATTTAGAGAATGATACTTATAAGTTGGATGATAAGTGTTATCAGTATAAAACAAAGGCCGTGAAATGTGACGCGAGTAAGAAGGATGTGCCTCTGCGGTGAGATTCTCGCGGGGATGCGTCGCGCGTCCAATATGTATCTCAACCAATATTGGTATACATATATTTAGTAACATTCCGTATGAGCGACACAACTAGTATTGACGACCTTCCTTTAAGTAGCCAAACACCGAGTACCCCCTACGGGGGTGGCAATATCGGCGGCGGTGGTGGTGGCGGTGCGCCGCTTATCTACTCCCCCAATGTAGGCGGAGAACCGATGACGTCCCACGGTCCAACACAAATCCCAGGAAACGTGATGAACGAGGTCATCCAAGGCGTCCAACGCGCCAGCGCCAACGGAATGACGATGATACCTACGAGAGATATTCCGATGAACCCAAACGCATACACACACGACAACCAGTCACGACCTAATTATGTCCCAGAGAAGTCGGTCCATTTCGCTGACGGCGGCAGCGGCGGCCACGACTATATCAAAGAGCACACTTCGATGGAAAGCATCGTCCGCGCCAATGCGCGCCAGTCGAACCAGCTTGACACCATTGAGGCGATTTATTACGACCTTCAAATGCCAATTCTCATCGGTGTCCTTTATTTCATCTTCCAGATGCCCATCTTCCGCGCACAACTCCTCCACTTCCTGCCGTCATTATTCGCGGAAGACGGGAATTTCAAAATCGTGGGTCTCACCGCCACGAGCGCGATGTTCGCAGGCACATTTTTCGTGATTATGAAAATATTCAACAAATTGGGTGAGGGACTCCGGTGACTGGAGTGATTATAATGTTTACTCACGCTTCTGTGCCTTTTTCCGCGTCTTCTTCGCCTTCGCCCCCGCGTGTTCATACGGAATATACCGCAGAAACCACTCCTCAAATTCACGCGAATCACGCTTCCCCTTCAACTCTTCGTATTTCTGCGTCTTCTCAAATCGCATTGACTCCAGCGTCGGCTGTTTTCCGTAGCAATTGATACTGAAACGCCGCAATAATCCACTCTGCTTTAGACGATTATGCTGCTGGACATCAAACAGAAACTGGGACATACAAAGAATACGGTTGATGTCGTAATATACGCGGTCGGCGTAAATAAATGCCAAGTAAAAACTCAACATTGTATCAATTGTCGCAATACGAATAGACTCGCCCGCGCCGCTGCTGCCACTGTCGCTGCCGTCACGATTTATCCGTATTGTATTATAACTATGACACGCGAGAGGCTTATATAAGAACGCGACCACTTCATCACCGATGCGAATATCGTAATGCTCGGAAATGACCTCGCCGATGCCTGCGTGTTTCGTATATTTCACTCCGGTATACTTATGCGCGGTGAGTTCGCGGACGACGGCTTCGCATAATTCACGCGGTTCTTCTGAGAGAATATCAAAATCGGGGATTTTCTGGATGATACGGCGTTGGTGTTTTGGCATATACCGCGAATACAGGATATTCGCATATCCACCGAAAAAGACCGCGCGGTTCTTGATAAATACATCACGGACAATATTATAAATATCCGTTTCGTCCAACTCCTTCTCTCGGTTGCTTTTATAGGAAACACTGGATTTATGGACGGAGTATTCACGGCTCGGGCTCCTGGCCGGGCTCGCGTCTCGGCTCTTCGCCGGGCTCGCTTGACGACTCCTGGCCGGGCTCGCGTCTCGGCTCTTCGCCGGGCTCGCTTGACGACTCCTGGCCGGGCTCGCGTCTATGTCGCTCGCCTTCATAGAATACAATACAAATGTATCATCTGCGCCCAATAATCTCTCGTATGTCGCAATCAGACGATATCTATTCGTAAGTTTATCTTTATCCACTGTATATATAAAGTCGCCAATCGTCTCTTTATGAGAAGGAATCTCGTAATACAATCGCTTCAAATAGGAACCTAAATGATGATATTTCCGAATCACAGTGCTGATTGCTTTACGTTTCATAGCCTTTACTGAACGGGTGGCGCTTCCGCCGCTCTTCACGGACCTGGACCTGGACCTGGACCTCGTTCTTGAAATACTAATTTCCCCCGTATTCGCCTTTGTTGCCCCTTCAAATCCACGTTGATACTCTATTTTATCACAATCATATCCCTTTAATGGATAATGTGTGTTTAATAAGACCAAACGCTTCTGGACTTTCTCCCAACGAGAGACATCGCCATCTGGGCGCGATAGTTCTAAATACATTGCCATCCGCAGAAAGTTGGGTGGAGCATAGCGAATTCCTTTCTTAATAATCGCATCGCGAGAGATTGCCTTGAATAACGCGGGTTCCATCTGCGTAATATCCGCAATTCCGGTAAAGTTGACAAACACCTTATATGTTCCGTGATGGACCCCTGACTTGGCTTCTACATCTTCGTACCCGGCCTTATAATAAATATCTGCGAGCTCTTTTGCGTGATCCAACGCATTGTCGGAATAAAAATCATAATCTGGAAGCTCAATGTCCTTATTGTAAAACTGGGCGTCTTCGGGGAGGATATTATTGATGGCCGTCCCACCATAACAGACCAGCTTTTTATTCGCGATGAAATCCTCTACGATGGATATGATTTTCTTGACTTGTGGATCTTGGATGATTTTCGCACCCTTTCGTTTTTCCATAACATCCACGGCCTCGCGCAGGATTTCAAGCTCTTTTTCATCGTAGGATAAGCCGCTGTCCTCGCCGTCGCCGTCGCCGCGACGCTTGTGCTTGCGCGACATCGTTATATAATGATATGATGTTAGTTATCATATCATTAGAAAATACTCTCGTGACTCGTGTTTGCCGCGTCGTTGCGGCTCCGCCTCCACTCGCGACAAACACTCGGACAATCGTCGTCGTCAATCCTGGGGCTCATCTTCTCGGACAATCGTCGTCAATCCTGGGGCTAGTGTTCGCCTCAACATTCTTATTTTGTATCGGCCGTAGGCGTAATGAATCGTAAATTCGCGATGTGCGAGTGGAGCCTACCCGAAGGGTACGGCGCAAGGAACATCATCGCGAATTTACAAGGTAATCTTAACCCCACCCGCCGCCTCCGCAGGTCTTGACTCCATAGACGACTTCGGATTTGGTGGTGCCGGTGGAGCAATCGTAATCGGAACATACCTGAGATCCTCCGGTTTCAAAATGAACGCATATCCTACCGACGCGAATTTATCCTCATACGCCTTCAACTTCTCATCACGTGCCTCCTCTTGAAAACACATCGCAGCGATTTGGCACCCCCACGTAAATGGCCCAATATGCCCGTCATTGATGGGTCGCCCCCCTTTATCTGGGAGAACCAAACACATATTCTTCTTATTCGCGTCTTTAAATGCCTGTGGGTCGCCCACATTTTTCACGCCGAAATAGGTATACTTGGTAAGAAACATCGTATTTGAACTCATATTAATCAACTCAAATAGTTTCGTTTTACGGTATACCGAGTTTGTTCCATCCACCATCAAAATGACTTTCCCTTTGAATTCAGAGAGATCTTCATTTCCTAAATCCTTAGACTGGTATTCGCGACCATATTTCGGCCCAAGCAGGTTTCGCGCGAGTGCCTTGCTCCCCGAAATCACTTTCGCCAGATTGTCATACATTGTGATATTTTTCGACATAATTCGCATATGGATAATGAAAGGGTCGCCTGGATTGGGGCATTTTGACCCAGAGAACGCGTACCCCCCCAACACTTCAAATGCGTCAGATACAGGAATATGGTTATACGTTTCCTTATAATTAAATGAATTCACAGACGAAGATGCGATGACGGGCTGATTCTCTACTGAAAACACCTCAAAATCAATGAAACGACAACCGCGCGCGAGGACATAGAGACACGCATCCATACTCACGTTTGAGTTCTTGAATTTATCCGGGTTAAATGCGTTATATGCGGCTTTGATATAATAATCGCGCAACTTGAATCGGCTTTGACTGTCTTGTGGATTGATGGATGTAATGTTCTTGTCAATAAATTCTTTCGTATTTGCGTCAGGATTCTCTAGACCCTCTTTGCCACTGGGTGCTACGGGCGCGGGTACGGGCTCGGGCGCAGGTACGGGCGCAGGCGCAGGCGCGGGTGCTGCTATCTTTTTACGCTGATGAATTGTCATTTCATTCTCGGTTGTCTCCGTTGTAAAATTCTCGGTAGAAAGAATTGGGCCATCATTGCGGAATACCGCCGACTTTATATTCGCAGGAAGAAGATGTTCAATTTGTGAAAGAAACAACTCGGCATCTGAGCGGGGCTTAGGGACAGTAACAGGTCCATTGGCCGCCGCCGCTGTTGCCGCCGCCTCTGCTACGAATCCTTCGCGCCTTCGCTCATAACATCTCGTCTTGATAAGGTTGGATATTTTCCATAATGCGAATATCAATATTATAATACCAATAAACACGATTTCTATGTGCGAATCTTTCATTGTAGTTATATATCAAGGATATAATTATTATTATATAAAGTTATTACAAGTATAAAATACTAAATGACAGGCGGCTTATTGAATCTCGTTGCCACTGGCAACCAAAATATTATTTTAAATGGCAACCCCAAAAAATCCTTCTTCAAAAGCACCTATCTTAAATATACGAATTTCGGTCTTCAAAAGTTTAGAATTGATTTTGACGGTCAGAAGAAATTGCGAATGACGGAGGAGTCCAAGTTCACATTTTATATGCCAAGATATGCGGAATTATTGATGGATACGTATGTTTGTGTGACACTTCCCTCCATCTGGAGCCCGATTCATCCTCCCGCAAATGTGGGCGATATGTGGGCGCCTTACGAGTTTCGCTGGATTGAAAACCTCGGCACACAAATGATTAAAGAAATCACGATTTCCGTTGGTGGAATGACACTCCAGCGCTTCACCGGCCACAATTTGGCGGCGATTGTGGAGCGTGACCTAGACAATACCAAGCGCGAACTATACAATCAAATGACCGGCCACGTTCCCGAATTATATAATCCAGGTTGTTCGGGTGCGCGCCTCAATCAGTATCCGAATGCCTATCGCACGGCCAATCCCGCCGGCGCAGAACCCTCGATTCGCGGGCGCAAGATATACATCCCCATCAACGCGTGGTTCACGCTCTCCTCCAAAATGGCGTTTCCCCTCGTGTGCCTCCAATATAACCAACTCCAGATTGATGTCACAATGCGCCCCGTGAAGGAATTATTCACCATTCGCGATGTAGGCGACTCCGCCAATTTTTGGCCCGTCGTTCAACCCGACTTCACGAACCCCCTCCATCAAATGTGGCGGTTTTTATACCCGCCTCCCAGTATTGATTTATCACTGAATTCATACCCGAGTCTTCGCACAGACTGGAATGCGGATGTTCACTTGATGGCGACCTATTGTTTTCTCTCGGATGATGAATCAAAAATCTTCGCTGCGAACCAACAAAAATACCTGATTAAGTCATATTATGATTGGACGTTTCACGACGTAACTGGGAATAAGAAAGTGAAAATAGAGAACTCAATGGGAATGGTGGCATCGTGGACAATGTTTTTCCAACGAAGTGATGTGAATTTACGGAATGAGTGGAGCAATTATACAAACTGGCCGTATAATTATCTACCGTATGATATTATCCCCGCCCCGATAGACGATGACTGGCGCCCGTCGTCATTTAGTGAAGTCGTCACCACCGCGAGCGATATTCAGACGACTGCGTGGAAAGAACGCCCCGATTTCGTAAATGACCGCTACTACTACGATAAAAACGGGCCGAAGAATGGTATTGGCCCTGGGATTAATCCGGGTGATAAACGCGCAACGGGCCTTCATATTACGGGGGATTTTCAATCGGAAAATGAGCGCGACATTTTACAGATGTTGGGGATTTCGCTCAATGGGAAATATCGCGAGAATCTGCTTGATGCTGGGGTATACAATTACGTGGAGAAATATACGCGCACACGCGGAAGTGCGAAACCGGGGATATACTGTTACAATTTCTGCTTGAACTCGGACCCTTTTGATTTACAACCTAGCGGTGCGATCAATATGAGTAAGTTCAATCAGATAGAGTTGGAACTAACTACAATATATCCGCCGTTGGATACTGCTGCGGAGGTGAAGGTGATTTGTAATCCGAATACACGAGAGATTATTGGTATGAATAAGCCGAATGTGAATATTTATTTGTATTCCTATGACTTTCATATTCTGGAGGAGAGGTATAATGTGCTGACGTTTGTGTCGGGGAACTGCGGGTTGATGTATGCACGGTGATTCCGTAGCTCCGCCTCGCGCGATGCGCTCGTTTCCGCTACTACACACCGCGTTGCTTCGATTCTGCAGCTCATCCTGTGCTGGTTGTTTGGTATGTGGCACATTATTGGCACAGTATTGGCACAGGCACGGAGCGGAGGAGCGGAGCCGACGCATCGCGGAGGAGGAGCTGCGTAGTGACGTGAAACGTGAACCGCGATAAATTCTTCTATTGTATATATAACCTGAATACATATACAATGGCGGATGACGAAAACGAAGAAATAAACGACGACGGCGGCGACGAAGGTGGCGGTGACGGCGGCGAAGAAGAAGAGAGCTCTTTTAGCAAAGTAGGCGGAATGTTCGGCGGCGGTGGCGGCGGCGAGGCCGAATCCAAGGACAAGGACAAAGGCAAAGACAAACCCAAAACCGCCCCGAAATCAATATTTGATATTGCCGCACTCAAAGAATTCGGATTAAGTGTCCTCACGCTATTTATTGAAACACTCATTATTTCCGTCATTTGTGTGAATATCCTCTTCTACTCTTCACCAGAAAGTATCCGTATGAATAGTCTCAATCTAGAAAAACTATTTCCGACTGACCGCCATCAATGGCCGTATTGTTATACCAATGAATATACATCATGTGAAGCGGATTGTGAAAACAAGTTCGGCGGAATTGCGGACGACCCAAAACTCCCGTCAACTAAAAAAATCTACTTGAAAGCCGCAATTCTTCTGGACACCTATGTGTTTAAATGGTTTTGCCTGTCAAAAGAAGAATTGGATATGATAAAAGAGAGTGTGGATGAAGGAGTAACCAAAGTCAATTTGCTGAACTGGGATTTTATTAAGGCGCGATTTAAGCAATGGATTAATAATTCTTTCATATTCTCTTTTTCATCGGATCGCGCGATGACGCTGTATATTTTTGAATACATTAACAAACTATCACATAGCATCCCGAAGGAATTATATGACGTGGTTTCGCCATTGTTGATTATTTTGATGCCACTCGTCTTCCTATTGTTCGCGGGATTTATGTTGATGGGCGGGCCCTTTTTCACCACCATCATCGGAATGATATTGAACCCTACCGACCATCGTAAAGAATTTATTGGCGGGTCGTTATGGTCATTATTCACCGCATTCGGAATCGGTATAATACCTGTCATATCTTATGTCGTCCAACTCATTCAATTCATCGGCACATTCTTTATATATCCTCTACTTCATTGGGACCAATATCGCGAACTGTATGCGCGATATGTTCCAATTATCTTCTTCTTCTTTAATTTGACACTGATGTTTTACGCGTTTGAGTATCTGGACATTAATGTTGCGGCGATTGTTATTCTGATGTTGCTGTCGCTGTATCTCACACACTACTGGCAAGGCATTATGAACTTTTTTGATAAAATAAAGAATTGGGGCGCATAATAAAGAACATAAACAATTCATCGTATAAAGTAGTATACTACAGTAGAATGGGCAATGGAAAAAAAGGACAAGCAGCAGCAGCAGCAGCAGCAGCAGGCGCACCTGAGAAATCAACGCCCGAATATTTCAAAAAATACCCCTTTGTGAGTGTTTGTACTCCTACGTTTAACCGACGTCCATTTATTAACGCGATGATTGCGTGTTTCAATAACCAGGATTATCCACAAGACCGAATGGAGTGGATTATTATTGATGACGGCACTGACCCAATTGAAGACCTGGTCGCATCGCATCCACGTGTGAAGTATTTCAAATACGATACAAAAATGACACTGGGAAAGAAGCGCAACCTGCTTCACGAGAAATCGCGCGGCGAAATCCTGGTCTATATGGACGATGACGATTACTACCCACCCCAGCGAGTATCTCACGCAGTCCATATGCTAACGACACACCCAGACGCATTGTGTGCTGGTTCCAGCGAGATTTACATTTATTTTAAACATATCGGGCAAATGAAGCGGTTTGGACCGTATGGACCGAATCACGCGACGGCGGGAACATTTGCGTTCAAACGTAAATTACTGAAACATCACCGATACAACGATGAAGCGTGTCTCGCAGAAGAACGTGCCTTCCTGAAAGATTACACGGTCCCCTTTGTCCAGTTAGACCCGATGAAAGTCATCCTGGTATTCTCACACGAACATAATACATTTGATAAACGCAAATTACTGGTAAACGCAAACCCTGACCTCGTGCGCGATTCACCCAAGAAGGTGATGGATTTCATCAAAGATGCGGCGCAACGTCGGTTTTATATGGTGGAACTAGAGAAACTCCTGGAAAATTATGCGCCTGGACGACCTGAAATGAAACCGGACGTCATCGCACAAACTCTTCAACTAGAAAAAGAACGCGCAAAAATGGCGGAAGATGCGGCTGCTGCGGGTGGCGGAGGCGGCGGGCAAATTATTTTACAGCAACCGGGACAAGCACCCGTCACATTGAATAACCAGCAAGTCGTTCAAATTATTCAGAAATTACAAACAGATCTGGAAGAGCGTAATAAAGAAATCGCGCGAATCACGGATGAAAATCAGGCACTGAAAGAAAAATATGAAGAACTATTACGTCGTATGTCGTCGGTACCTGCCGCGGATACGGTGTCGTCTACTACTACTACTACTACGTCGGCTGATAATTCTATTATATATGTCTAATTCCGTTCCGCATTCCATTTCATTCCATTTCATTCCATTCCATTCCATTCCATTCCATTCCATTCCATTCCATTCCATTTCATTCCATAACATAGAATAACCATTTCTATGTTCTGATTCTTACTTTACATCTTTACAATCTCAACCGATTTGATAAGCATCGCCAAAAAACTATTCTTTGACTCGTGAATGACAAACTCACGCGTCTTATTATAATCTTCAAATTTCTCCTTGAGAATACCTTCAATTTCACTCACAGGCATATCGTCATCTTTGGTTTTATATTGGGACTGGGCATTGTTGTCATCGTCGTCATCGTTGTTGCGTGAACGACCTCCTTTGGATTTCGTTTTCGTTTTTTTATTTACGGAAGACGCGACTGGCTTCTCTGGCTCAATATACTCCCATTCTCCAATTGCCTCAATCGTTTGATTGTTCGTATTGAATACAATAGAATCCGAATTAAAAACAAGCGCAGAATCAGGTGCGTGATTATAGTTGGAAAGGTCAATTTCGGTGATGATGTCAAACTCGTCAAGAAATTGATTTTTGCGAAGATAGCTGCGAATGTAACTGGCAATTTCGGGAGTTATCTTGACAGTATACGTCTTGTTTTCATTCTCGCTCTCACTGCCGCTGCCGCTTCCGCTTCCACTGTCACTGCCGCTTTCACTTCCGCGGTCACTTCCGCTGTCACTGCCGCTTTCGCTTCCGCTTTCACTACCACTTCCGCCACCACTTCCGCCACCACTTCCGCCACCACTGCCTGACTGGTGGCTGTGGTGGCTGTGGTGGCTGTGGTGGCTGTGGTGGCTGTGGTTGGGTTTCTTTTCAGTATTCGTAGAAATACATTCTACTTCAGTGTCTAAAACTAAGCGATATTTGGAATCAAAAGAGATAGATGCGCCCATCAAATGAATGGAATGAATGAATGGAATGTTTCTAAATATTGGTAACATCTTTTTAGGATTATTTAAACGCGTATATCCGTAATACCATCGCCTCCAGGTTCATTTTCGCCATCCGACTCCATTTTCTCCATATATTTGTCTAGATATCGGTAAATACGATTGATGTCCAATTTAGATATTTCATACATTTCCAATATGCGCGGAATTTCATCCTCAGAATACTGTTTTTTAAGCGTTAAGAAAAATGTAAAGAGGTCTTTTTGGTCCATTGATAGTTGAATACACAAGTTCTGTATAAATAATTGATTGTTATACTCAGTGCTGTATTTCGTAAGGACCTTCGTAAATCGCACTTCTGTCGGATGAAACCGCGCCTTTTTTGGGAACGATTTATGATAAAGATGATGATTGTAAAATGTTTTAATTAAAGACGACAGTTCGTTGAATAGCCAAATCTGATTCTGGAATGTAATGCGGTCAAAATAATCCGCCTGGCAGATATTATCAAGAACGAGTTTATAAAAGGGTGCGGATACAGTGACCGGCATTTTCTCAAGAACATCAATCACATTTTCGTGCCATAACAACCCTATTGTCGTCCGGTCTGTCTCATTAATGAGGACATTATGCTCCGATATCGGATACGACGCATTCATCAATTTTTCGGTGATTTTTTTGATATCTTCGTTGTATGTTTTCGGCTGGAATATTGCGTGAAGTATATTATTCGCTAGTATCGTATTTGACTTCTTACTCATCTCTGCGACGGCGCCAAGTTTGCGCAGATTTCCCTGGACGAAGGCAATGATGTTTTTGCGCGTCGCCGCGTCAATATCCGGTATCGTCATATCAATAATGTGCGTCATTTGCGCGGGGGTCGGCGTCTTCAACTCATATACATAACACACTTTCATCAGTTCTTTGATTTTCTTGTCAATGTGGTAATTTCCGATACATATAATGGGATTCATCGTGATTTCCTCCTGCTTCTGTTTCTTCGTCTTTTTAGGACGAATAAGCTTGATGAGAGATGTGATTCCGCCTTTGTCGCCGTTATTCATTCCGTCAAGTTCGTCCATCACGACGACGATTTTCTGGACTTTACGCTGGAAGATGGACATAATGTTTTTATCGGATATATTGTGCTGCGTGATGGAGTCAATGATGGATTTATTGCGTATATCTCCTGCGTCGTATTTCACCATATCATATCCGAGTTCTTTAAGTAGTCGGATGACGAATTCGGTTTTTCCACTACCGGGTGCGCCGTAGATGTAGATTCCACGTTTAAAGGTAAGGTCGGATTTGTTTTTTTGGAAAGATGCTAGGAAATCGCGGATATTGTTGTAGATTGTCTCGCGGCCGAGGAAGTTTGTGTAATTCACGCCCCCGCCCCCGCCCCCGCCCCCGCCGCCGCCCCCGCCCCCGCCGAGAGATTTTGAACCAACAATTTCCATTACACTATTTACACACAACTTTTTCTTTTTATATATTATAACCTAGTATATTCAGAAAATGGACGGAATTCAACAATTGTTTGCTCCTCTCGACAA